GAGCAGCAATAGCACCACCAACTTTTATTGCACCATTAAAATCAGCTTCCCCTGCTTGTGACATATCAAGATCAAGGGCAGTAATAGTACTACCACCATCATTACCTTTAAAAAGTATGTGTTTATCTTGCCCTAATGCGTTTACTCCAAAGTCTCCACTATGGTTTGCAAGTTCTCCAATATTATCACTACCATCTTGAAACACTAATTGACCAGCATCAGAGTTAATTACTAACTGACCTGCAACATCAAGAGTTAAATTACCACTTCCTGAAGTATCTATAACAGTGTTGCTACTACTTACATATATTGAAGCGTATTGATTTCCACCATCTTTAAATCTTACGTGACCACCATCATCAGCATCTAAAGAAATATGACCTGCAACATCCAAAGTAAAATCACCACTAGACAAATCTATCTCTGTGCCATCAATGGTTATATTGTCAACTAAAACTCCTGCATTAGCTGTAACTACACCTGTTGCAGTAACTGCACCAGTAATATTGACTGGCTTATTGAAATCCCAAGAGGTTGTTGAGTGTTCATAAAGTATAGACGCATCATTACTGCCACTGTTATCGACAGTAAGACCTGCTCCATCGTTTGCACTAATAGAGTAGCCCTTGCCTAAGAGGATGTTTTTATCCTTGATCGTAACAGTAGTCGAATCTATAGTCGTGGTTGTACCTTGCACCTGCAAATCACCAGTAATCTCGACATCTTCGATAGTGCCAATCTTTATGTTTTGCTGTGCATCCTTACCTATATAAGGCATTAAGTAATCTCCATAATACTTAAGGTTGCGTCTATTTTAGAGGCGACAGAACAGTCTATTTTAATAATATCACTGTCTTGCATAACCACCTTGTTCCCAGATAAAACCTCTAAGGAGCTTCCAACAGGAATTGGAACACTAGAGAGAAGCTTGACTGTTTCGTTGGTTTCCGTGTCGTTTGTATCGCTCACTAGCTGAACGGTCACCGTAACTTGTGAGGTGTGGACGTTGCAAAGAACCAAACCAAGGATAATGGCTGTAGCCCCAGAACAAGTATAGAGCGTATCTGGCGTTCCTGCCGAACCAGGCATTGATGCGTTTGTTTTTACTTTAAATGTATTTGCCATAGCCTATCCTAACGCAATAGCTAATGCTGTCGCACTAGCGTCTGTTATTTCTGATTCACCTGCTGCATTTAGATATACAGCTTTACCTGCAGGTTGAGTTACAAAGACATCCTTTGAACCTGAAGCAAAATTTATTTTAGTTGTATTACCTGCGGAAGTTTGGAGTACAGTTGTTCTTGCCAACGTAGGATTGTTACTAAAATTACTATCGCTAGCAGTATACGTTCCTACTCCTACTTCAAATGTATTATTCGCTTTGTCAAAGATGGCATAGTATGTAGTATTCGCATTACCTATATCGGCAAAAGAACGAAAACCTCCTACCGCACCTGCAAGAGTAATTGTACCTTGACCAGTAGTTGTAGTGGTTTCTTTAACCCTATCCTTCACTACTAGTGCCATACTAAGCTACCCTGATAATTGCTGTACTTGTACCTGCGGCAGGAAATGATACGGAAAAATTACCGTTATCCGATGATTGTGTTGTGGCAAAATCTATTACACAGACTGCCTTGTTAGATTCAGAAGCATTGTAAATAATAGCACCACTAGCGTCTATTGTAGCATTCGTAAATGTTATATCTGCAAAATCTACGTAAGCAGTACTTGCACTTGTTCCACCAGTAACAGTAACACTTGTTAGTGTATGTCCACCAGAAGAATACGCATTATTTCCAGATCCTGTTGCTCCTATTTCATCGCTATTACCAGTAACATCTGAGTAATTAGCTGTTGTAGCATTGTATGTTCCTGATTCACCCGACTTAATTAAAGCCAGTTTAAATGTATCAGTTCCAAATGTGTGTATGCCTTGTAACAGTTCCTTTTTAAAACTATTACATAGTGCTGTTGTTATACCCATTAGTTTGTTTCCCTTTTATACAGGTTAAGAGGGCAAGTTTCCCTGCCCCCTTACCATAAGCAATTAGCTGATTAGGCTAATATGTCTCTTGTTACAATATTAGCTGTCATGTCACCCATGTCGCTAACATCTAACATTACAGCGTAAACACGTAGCTTACCTGCACTATACGTTGCACCATCACCTGCAAAGGTAAGATCCAAAGTATCTGCAGTAGCGAGTGTTACATCGGCTGCAGGAGTAGCAGAAGGAGCATAAGCACCATCCGCAGCCCCATCGATATCAAATGCCGCTACAAATTCGTCAGCATCAGCTGCACCCAATGTTACTGTAGCATTTGTACCTGTATTCATAGTTGCTGATTCTACAACTTGAACACCTGCATGTAATACACGTGTATTAGCAGGAATGGTAAGGCATTGAACAACGTCACCTCCAGTACTGGAGATTGCTTGTGCCGTAAGATCAATAGTCATATCAAGGTAATATGGCTGTCTGCCACCACCACCACTTCCATGAGCAGGTTTTAAAAGACTTGTAACTGTTGCCATGATAAACCCCCTATATTAAGTTGTATTTACAGTTCACAAGGCTCTCAGGTCTGAGAATCTTGCGGCCGTACAGATGCATGCCACGAACAATGTCTGCAAATGAATCAGGATCACGATAAGTTTCGGTCTTGTTAATTTGCTCGGCTGTTGCGACTGCTGAAGAATGTCCTGCAACAATTATCCCATAGTTACTAGCATTTGTACCACCAGTTGTGGCTGCACCAGTACCTATAGAAGGTAAATTGTTTGACATGTAAACTTTAAAACCATGTAGGTTGTTAAGTACTAGACCATTCTGTAGTCCTGAACCACCAAAGTCTGAGTTAAACAATCTTGAGTCCTCATCCTTTAGTATTTCACAGAATACTGGATCTACAACTATCCACCTACCTTGTGTGTCCACATTTTGTTGGTCAAGTTTACGAGCCATTCTTGCTATAACAGTTAATGGGTTAGCCTGTCCTGCAGTTGTTGGTGCAGCTTCTGAACCTCTTGGCTTTAAGCCAACAGATTGTCCATTTACACCACCATTAAAGTCATCAGCTTCTAGTTTCATTGATCCTAGAAGTTCATCAGTTCCTGCACCTGTTACGGCTACTGTACCATTAGTTGTTGTGTTTACGTCTTTTGGAGTACCATGCATAGCTGCTTGTTTGTAGCCACATAGATATCCTAATACGTCTTGGTCAAATTGGTCACCTAGTCGATAGGCAGCACGATCACTGGCAAGTGAGCCAAAGTTTACGTGACTGTGAGATTCTTCAATATCATCGACTTTAAATGCAAAGTAGTTTGCTTTGTCGATGGTAAGAGAGAACTCTTCATCGTCTAGATCTTGAGGAGTGATTTGCGTACCACGTGCATACTCCTTAACTGTGATTTCAGGCTCTTTGATGATCTTCACCGAATCGCCCATATTTGCGATCTCTCCAAAATAATCAGAGTTCGTGATCGCTTCAACAATAGATGACTTACGAAACGCAAGTTGCACCTGTTTGCTATATATTACAGGACTAAAATTACCATTGGGTAGATTTCCATGACCTGCAGCTTTTTGAAACGCCATAATGTATTCTCCTTTACGCTTTCAAAAACAGATACAAACTACAATCTAACTATTAAAGAGGCCAATCGTTTAAGGTGCATAATTAAATGGGCAAAAACGGATATGGATAGTCCATAAGTATTTTGTTGTTTGCTGATTATAGAGTGTTAGTGTCGTTTCCGGGTAACACTCTATCTATATTTATAGTTATACTAATAACTACTTATTTGTCAAGCTTTATCTCGCATTGCCTGACATATCATATATAAACTTATTACTACGGATTGCTTCCATAATAGCGTCAGCATTTTTCTCGTACTCTTGTGCCGACATATCGTTTACATCTGATTCCTTAAACATCGCAGATGAAGCGTCAGTGTCAGGAGTAGCCTTACTTGGTCTACTTGTCACACTTTTAGCGGCATCTTTTGATGTATTCTTTTGTTTTGTACCGATACCTTGATCGACTTTGTACAAATCTATAGCTCTTGCAGCTGATTTAGCGTCTGTTTCATTCTCATAGAGGGCATCTTGAATCCATTTAGGTTGTTCATCTGCCCATTGATGAAACTCATCACTTTCCTTTATCTCATTAAAATCAGGATGAAATGCTAATAACTGTGCTTCTGCTTTTTCCCTATGTACATTTAATTGCATCTCATCAATCTCACGCACACGTGTCTCTAAATGATCAGCTTGCTCTTTAGCTTTCTTAATAGCTATAGTTTCTACTATCGCTGCCACATCGGGGTATTTCTTTGCCCAAGCTTCTATATCTTCATCCGTCTTGGGTAGTTTAATCTCCTGTTTAGTAGCTTCTTCAAGTTGTCCTTTTAAAGCTTTTACCTGATCAGTAAACTCATTCTCTTTACTTTGCATATGCCTACGCAAATCGCCATATCTTTTCTTAAAGGTTTTCTCTTCGGCTGATAAGTTAGAATCGTCTTCTTTCTTAACTTCCTTAGTCTCACCTTTTTGTTCTTCAAGAAGTTGCTCTAGTTCCTCTTCTTCTTTCTTTCGCTTTTCCTCATTCGTATATTTACGATTAGTAAAAGCCATTTTCTTTTCAGGCTTCTGTACTTCACCTGCTACATTTGCTTGTTCCATTGATCTTTTCTCCTTTCAAGGGCCACATATGTGGGTAGCTAATTAGGATTACTTCTTTAGTATTTACCGACTAAAGCTTTCCTCTGTGTTGTTGGTTTCTTTGTTGTTGATCGTTTAGTTACAAGTGTTCCTTTATTAATCATTGCTGCACCTGTATCATCTTCATAGGGATTTTTCTTGCGTGTTGTACTTTGTTTTTTACGTTCTGATTCTTCAGGTGTAGAAAAACTATCTTTGGTAGTAGCTTGTCGTTTTCGGCTTTTCTCTTCGTTCGTAAAAGTTTCTGCGGCAATGCCCTTATCTCCTTGATCTTTTTTCTGTTTAAATTTACCTGATGCAAATCCCTGACCTGATAATCCTGCCTGTACTCTATCACTTTGTGCTTTTCTTACTGCACTAGTTGTACCACGATTTGTCCTTCCACTTGTTGTTAAATCTCCTCTACGCATAAGGTTAGTAGCTTCACCATACGTATCATCTCTTTCGTATCTTTTCTTGCCGGGTTTAGGATCATACGCAGTAGGAGTTTTCAACTCGCCTGTTAACGCATTACCTGTACTTGTACCTGTACCTTTATTTTTCTTTTTCTTAGGTGCATTCGGGCCAGTCCATCTACCATCTTTTAGTATGCCAAGACCTGCTACATCTATTGTATCTATAATTGTTCCAAAAATGTTACGCACATTACCGTCTTTATCCGTAGAAGTCCACATTGATCCATCATTATCTCTGTCAAAGATACTGCCTATCATACCAAATACACCACCCAAGATACCGCCATCAAATCCGCTTTCGATACTACCATCAAGTATACCCTGTACTCTATCGTGATTTATTTCTCCACCACCCATTACACGAAACTCTTCTCCCACAAGTTTCATACGATCTTTAAAGGATAGTGCTAAATAATCGTCTACACTTTCAAAGCCTAATCTATCGGCTGTTATTTTAGCACTTTCTCTATTTTGTTCAGCTACTTTTGCAGGATCAGGTTTGTCATCATCATCTTTTTTCTGTTCCATAGGTTGCGTAGGTTGTGTTTCTTCTAAATCGTCATCATCAGGAGCTTTTTCGGGCTTCTTAGTTACAGGAGAACCATCCTCATTCAACATGATCTTATATCCTTCAGGTACAGGCTCAAGAGGATTCCCTCTCCAATCTGTTAGAATAGATTTCATTTCACCTGCTGCATTCTTATACCATGTATATTTCTTTGAGTACGCCTTATTTGCTTCCTCTTGGATATTGTATTGAGGCTGCCTACCTTGCTCACCTGCATTGGCAGTTCCTTCAGCAAATCCCACAATACCACCTTGATTACGTTCCTCTACCTCTTCTTCCCCGATTTCTATTATAATATCATTTTCATCAAAGGGGATATCATCGGGTAATACAGCATCTTCTGGATCGCCTAACTGACCCATCATTTCCATTTTCTTTAATCCCATCTTAGCATCTTGTCGCAACTCCATCAATCTATCTAAACCAATATAACGTGTTACATCTGCAGGAAATATAAACTCGCCCTCACTTACCATAGCAGGTACATCATCTCGCACCTCTTTAGCTGTAGCTCCAGATGGTACATCGTTACCCGATACTGGATCTTTTCCTCCACCATCATCTTTCATGCCACCTTCTGCTAGTTCTGCTATTGGAGTATCTCCGAAATTCATTTCCATTTGTTTATCCATGACTGTTCCACCTTCATTAAATGCCATTAATTTACCGATTGATTGCCCAAGACCTACAGGCTTATACTGCTCATTAAATGCTTTCCATTTAGCATTATTAAAATTAGCCGATGCCATTTCCGCTTGCCCTAGCAATCCGCTATGTTTTTGTTTGGCTTGAGCTGCTGCAAGCTCTAGATCTTGACTTACTTTCATAACATCTCCATAACCAATTTGACCCTGATTATATTGCTGTTGTGCTAAAGCCATTGCGAGGTGAAAAGGTTTTAATTCTGCATCCATAGCTGCTGAGAATTTATCTCCTGCCGATATAACATTTTTGTAACTTTCCATACCCTCAAGTCTTGACTTATCTTGCCCTAACTGTTGTTGAAACTGTTGGAAACTATTCATATAATTTTGCATATTTTGTTGTTGCTGTTGTGAAGGTTGCGTAGACATTACAGAATCTCTATTCTCCATAGCCTTTTTAAATTGTGCTTCCATATCAGCAAGTGATATTTGTTTCTTATTACCCCCTGTATCTTTAGGCATTTCAGTTTTAAAGTAATCTTGTCCTGTTTCAGGTATTTGTGCTACATTATTAGGTATTTGTTTTACAGGTTCTGGAAGTATTTCCGTTTTAACAGGTACTTGAGAAGGATCTCCCATATAAGGGTGACTAACAGTAGAAAGGTCGGGGTATTGGTTGGGATTAGAAATAGCTACCATAGCAGGATCTGGCTTACCTTGGTTGGGTAGCACAGAAGGTTCAGTAATGGCATAAGGATTGGGAAGTCCTACATCTGGTTTCACAGCAATTTGTTGTGGTACTTCAAATGGTTTTTTAGGAGGTGCAAAAGGATCAGGATCAGACGGTGGTGCAGATACTTGTTCGTACTTAATCTGACCATCAACAATTGTACCTTGATGTGCTTTTAATAATCCACCTTGTTTCAAGTTCTTGCTCCTTTTCATAGCCGATTTAATAGCTTCTTTTTCACTACCATGCTCACTAGTAGGAATCATACGATTATCTTCTACCGCTTCTTTTAATTCCTTGTCAGAGTAGTATTTGCCATTATGAATACTGGGGATGTTAATCCACTTACCATTGTCTAGTTTAATAGTAGAAGAATACTCTGAGCGTCTTTCACCTGTCTCAGTTTCATAGACAGGTCTACCTGCCTTTGTTGTTTTTCCTGTAGGTTTTCCGACACGCTTACGTATTAACTTCTTTGACATTAGCCTCATCTCTTAACATTTGTAACTTCCTTAATATGGCAATAGCACCTTGTGCTTTTCTCCACAACTTTTCATCGGAAGTCTGTTCCATAATTTTATTCTGGTTATTAATGTGTTCATCTAAGTATCCAACAAACGCATCCCAAAGCTTTGCGTTATTGCATAGGGCCTTGAGGTGGTTGAGGTGAGCCTTGTGGTTGTGCATTACCTGTAAATCCTTGCTCTTGCGGTCCGGGGGCAGTACCTGTTCCTATTGTGCCACCACCTGCTCCTGTCGGATCATTGGGGTTTGCACCTGCAGGTGGCTTGCCCTGCTGTGGTTGTTGTGGTTGAAAGCTTTTCATAAGCTCTGCCATAAGCATTGCTTCAGCTTTATCATTTGTTACCTTCTCTGGATCTAGGTCTAGAGACTTGGCTATCTCACGAATGATATAGTCCATTTTAGCAAAGGGTGCTAAGTTAGGATTAGAAGCTACTTGTAAGAATTGCATTAGTCTTTGACTACGTACTTCATTAGCCATGAGACTTTCTGTACCTCTAGCCTTAACTTCCAGATCACCTTTAATCTCAGGATCAAAGTCAAACTGCATGTTAAATCTAAATAAACCTTCACCCAAAGGTCTAAGGATATAGTCATCTATGTTTTTAATAACAGTCTTAACTCCACCTGATGCAGCATTCATCAGCATAGAGATACCACTAGCTGTCCTACCTACGCCCTGAACACCTGTCTGTCCATGTGCAAAGGAAGGAAAGCCTGTACTCTCATCGGAAAGCTGTCTAGCTTTGTCAAATAGTTGTAGATTTTCGTTTGATACGTTGGGAAATTTAGTTCCAAAGATAGCCTGTCCGGGGGCCCCTCCTTGTCTACGAAAGACTTTTCCGGGGTAAACACTTAGATCCTGACCGGGAACTAGGTTAGTTTCATCTACCTCAATAAGTAGATTACCCGATAGTACAGCGTTATCAACAGCCATACGCATAAATCCATTCATTAATGTCTGTGTATCATCCATGTTCTCTGCTAATCCTACGCCAAAAAAACTGTATGGATTGAGTTCATATGGTGCAGACATATAGGGTATCTTCATAGGTTTAAAGGGATTAATAACTAACCTCAGTAGCTTATCATTACAAATCCAAGCATTAACCTGTACTTCGTCATACGACTTGAGTTCTTTTGGAACATCAATATCGTGCTGTTCTAACATTTCAGTATCAAGCATTCCCCAATACTCAAAGACTTCAAACCTATCTATAGATTCAGAATTGGTATAGTCGGATAAATCGTCTTCCCACGATTGTTTCTGGTAGTTTTCTCCAACAGTAATACAGTCATCAATTGCAGCGTCTATAAAATGGGGTCGTTTCTTTAAGCCACGTATTTGCGAACGTGACATTTTATGTCGTTCAAATACGTACTGTGCTTCTTCCATGTTATTAGCATCGGGATCGGGGAAGAAGTTCCATATAGATACATGGGATACTAATGGCACTGTCTTAAACAAGGGTTCGTATTCACCCTCATCATTCCAATTAGGATACTCTTTATCTAAAGCAAAAGGACCTTTAATAATACCTGTACCAAACAGTGACATTTCAAATGCTGTACTCCTAAGATGGGTATTGGCATTCGACTCTTGTAGCTGATCGTGTATCTTCTTTTCCATCTTCTTTGCTGCAATCATTGCAGGATGAAAAGTTATAGCAGAAGGAGTTGCTCCTGCCCCTTGTTCTAGCCCCTCTACCTCTTTTAATTTTTCAGATAACGGACCTAAACTATCCATAAGACTTTGTTCTGTAGCACCTGCAGGTATATCCTTACCATCTCCTGCAAATCCATATGGACTTTCATTAGGATCACGCTTTACCTGTTCAGGCTTTTTGGGGTCAAGACTAACACTTTCTACAACACCTTCAGGGAGTTTAGTAGGTTCAATAGTAATAGGAAATTTATTAGCAGCAAAAAGTACATCAGCAATTTGTCCGTAGGCTGCTAATGTCTTGGTCTTAGTAACCTTAATAAATACTCTTGACTTTTCAGCTTCAGTAAATTGTACATCGGAATCATACAAACCTCTATAGTTTTTATAGGCTTTTAGCCAACGTGTTTCATCTTGATCACGATGGCGTTCTGCCTTAGTATACTTATCCATAATATGATATATAACTTTAATATTACTATCATCAGTATCTTCTAAAGCTACCGATGTATCATCTATTAAAACTTCGTCATTATCTTCCATGTTAATACCCAAATGTTTGATCGGCTATCTGATGCCCATGATTCTGTTTATTTGGTTCATAATCAAATATACTAAATCTTGGTCTTGACATTATACCATATCTTAATGCATCATACAAGTGATCTTCTGATTGTGTGTCTATGTCTTCAGGATTCTTTTTATCCAATGGTATTGAGGGAAGTTGAGAAATTATGTTGGTACAATCGTCAAAGAAAACTAACCTAGGTTCTTCTGTAAAATCATCAACCTGTAATCTTCTATGTATTTCATTTTTACCTGATACTCTACTTCCCTTACTTCTATCTGATGGCCTCCATCGACATCCTCTTTGAATCATTTGTTCTGCGAGTGATGGTCCAGTATCACCACGCCTATGCCAAAGAGAACTATCAAGAGTGCCGTAACTAATAGTTCCGTCATTTTGTTCTGCCTCCAATATCATATCAGCTAGATCTGTAGCTAACACTTTAGAAACATACAATTCCCTATATACAATAAGCTGCTCGTCAGGAGAAATAGCAAACCATATAACTGCAGACTTACTTCCATATCCGTAGTCACATGCCCTAAACTTTGTCCAAGCTGTCGGTATATCAAAAGGTTCGATGACATGTATATCACGATTAAACTCTGTAAACGCTGCACCTTCTTTGATATCCCAATCCCCATCAAGGAGTTGTCTTCTCTGCTGTTCAGGCAAGGAAAGGAGCATAGACTCATAATCACCTTGTTCTGACAAATATGGATTATCAAATAATCTCGCAGGAATAAACCTACGTTTAAATAGTGGCTGACCTTCTTTGCTGTGGCCTGTTGGATAGCTAAGAGTTTCATTCGTATCTATATCTGTTGCCCAAAAAGATTGCCCTGCCGCTGCAGGATCTATAAACATCTTTTTTACCCAATGATGCCCCCTTCCACCGGGATTTGTCGTTGCTCTCATGTAGATAGGCAGATCAGAACTAGCGGTACGTAAACGTGATCGTAGGTAGTTCCAAGCAAAAGGAGTAGGCCATTGAGTAAGTTCGTCAAATCCTATCCACGTAAATGCTAATCCTTGATAGCGTAATACGTCATCCTCTCTATCTAAATAAGAAAACCACAATCTCCCACCTGAAGGAGTAACCCATTGCATTTTTCTCTCTGACCATTTTATATTTGGTATAACTTTGGGATAGAGTTCTTGTGACTTCCACACAAGTTCTCTTAATTCTTCTGTTGTATGTCGCAAAAGTAGTCCACTAAACTGTGGGTGTTGTAAATACCGTAGTGGATCAGCTAACATTGCATAACTCTTACCACCACCTGCCGAACCGCCATAAAGAACTTCACGTTCTCCCGATGCTAAGAAGTCTGTCTGTGGTCCTTTATTTGGTTTAAATACCACATTATGAGCTTCTTCTTGTGCAATAACTTCTCTTTGTATTACAGGAGTTACTTGCTTCTTAGGTTGCACCTGTTCTTTCGGCTTCGATTTCTTTCGCTTTGGTGATCGCCTTTTCTGCATACTCTGCCCACTTGCGTAGGCTTCTAGCTTTGTTTTTACGCTGTCGTTCATTCTCTAATCTTTTCCTCAAACCTACGTGAGAAATGTATCTATCTGTTTGAGTACTTAACCAATTCGCTACTTCACGAAAGGAATACTGGTCTACGTACTTCCTAGCCATTTCTAACTTATCTAGTTCTTCCGCTATGGGTATAAGTAAATCAGGATCGGTTTCATCCTGCTTATAACCAAAGGGTATAGTTCTGGCTATTCGGGGTATTGGTTGCCACTCATTGTCCTCTTTAATATCGGTAGGCTGTGGTAACTTCCATTTGCCTAATGATCGATTCATTTTTTCTTTTTACGTTTTAATAGTGGAGATACGCCTTTACGTACGTTATCTTGCTGCTTAATACTAGGTTTTATCGCATATAACTTTTTAACACTAGGATCATTTGGATTTAACTGACGAAATCTTTTTACTGACATTCCTGCTTTTTTGGCTTTCTCTCTGATTGTAGCTTGTGTCTTGTACAATGCTGTTACTCTAGCTTCGCCTCCCTTTTTATCAAAACCATAATCAAAATTACCTTTCGACAACCCTAGTGCAATAGGTGGGGGTTTTGTTGCCATAGGTTTAGACTTAGGTTTAGCTTTAGCTTTAGCTTTCGCTTTTGATTTACCCCATTTTGCATCAAGTTTTGCTAATTTGCTTTTTCTCATTTCATCTGTTAGAGCCATCTGACGTATTTGTTTTAGTTCCGATTCATAAGTTGCAGGAGTTGAAGTTGGCCTAACACGTTTCGCTGCTCTAGCTTTTTTCTCTGTTGCCGATAGGGTCTTCCTACCCTTTAGGGCTTTTTTTAACCCTCTAGCTACTCCTCGTATCGCCATTAGTAATCTCCTTCTATGTTTTTAGGGGGCATTAACACAACACCACCACTTGCTTCGACCTGTACCTTTTCGGTTTTAATTAAACCTGTACGATCTAATAGCTCTTTAGCTGCTGATAGCTTATCTCTTATACCTAGTTGTGTAGGATCAGATAAACTACCTGCAATCGCAACGGCAGCCTGTGGTGCATTACGTGCTAAGTATAGCTGTGTCGCTTCTAGGATTTCATCCTTTAAGCCTTTGGTAATATCGCTAGTACTGCTTGATTCAGAATACCCTGCAAGTTTTTTAGCAGCAACAACATTGCCACCTGCTTCCTCAAAGAGGACATCAAGAAAGCGTTGTTGCATTTCGGTTAACTGTCTAGCCATTATATATCTGTTCCTTTTTTTATTTCTTTAACTTTCTCTGGTATAATCTGACACGCAGGTTTTGCTAGGTACACAGTAGAACTCTTTAGTATAATATTTGCTTTAGCATTAGATTCTACAAAACATGCATCCTTTGTCTCTATTAGTTCTAAACCTGTAATCATGTTGCAAGACTCTACATAAGGTGCTGAACACACTAGTATTATAGGTAGCCACATTAGTTTATTTCAAGTTGAAAATGAGGACCATCAATAAAGGGTTTTCTGCCTTGACTACGCCTCGTATCAATATACTCATTCATTAAATCCTCAGAGCTACCATCCCAATCATTTAACTGCTTGTGCCACGCACCACCCCATGTTACAGGATGTCCTTGTATAACTGCAGCAGCTTTGATTGCGTCAGCTATGTCATCGTACAGATTTAACTCCCATGATGCCCTTGAACCCACATAAGCCATAAGATCCACTGCATGTGATTTACCTGTTGATGCTTGGGGTAAGTGGCGGCTGTTCATGGTTTTTGATGCACCCTTCTTAACTAACTCGGCCTGTTCTGTTTTTGTCCTAGTGCCACATATAACTCCAAAGTCCACCTTAGTCAGAGTTATCGCTTCCTTTACGATACTCACTAAGGATTCGTGAACGCCTTCTAATTTGCTCAAGCTTCTTGAACTTAATGTATAACTCATGTTCTCTCTCCCTATTCTTTACCCATTGGCTTGTGTGCTTCAAGCTGTCTAGTGGGTACTTACGATTTCCTATATACTCTTGCCTATAGCGTATTAAATGGTTTTTACTTTTTTCTACCAAAAAACTTACTCACAGATCGTATCCCAAACGATGCGGCCACAATCGCTCCCAAGGAAAGTTGATACCAATCAGGCATCTGTTGCAGTGAAAGAAACCCATCATGCACGATCTGTCTTCCCCAATCACCACAAAATGAAAGGATAAGTGGTAGTGTAAAGATTATAGTCAACCACTCGTCTTTCCAACTACTTTGCGTAGCACGTATAGCAGCAAGCTCCCAATCAATTTCACCTGTTGCTTCCTTCATACGAATCTGTGCTTCAGCCTTTTGAACTGCTGTTTTCCCATCTATCCAAGATGTTGCGAGTCCACCGACTGAACCTAATATTGAAGATATGGCATTAAAGCCTAACATATTATTTCCTTTTACCTGATAAATATGCCACCGAATTTTTAGAAAAAATTCTGTCTAACCATAATAGTACTTTATTCATCTGAAATCCATAGTAAT